AAATAAAGCTTCTCGCCCATGTTGTCTATGATAGTACACCGGAGACATTTATGAAAGACAATTTTGATTTTTCTGCTCTAAAAAAGAAGAAGCGTAAGAACAGTCGTACAAAGGGTAACACTTTTGAAAGAAAAGTTTGTGGGATCTTAAACGAGCACTTCAATACTACAGATTTTAACAGGTCTCCGGGGTCAGGAGCGTTTGCTAACACGCACAAATTACCAGATCACTTAAAAGTTTACGGGGACCTTCTAACCCCTCTTAATTTTAAATATATTATTGAATGTAAGAAAGGTTATAATAAAGAAGGATTAGGAAGTTTATTTAATAAGAAATCAGATGTTTACAATTTTATCAAACAAGCATCAGATGATGCAAGAAAAATCCAGAAAAAATGGATAGTAATATTTCAGCAAGACAGAAAAGATACACTTGCTATATTACCTCATAATGATATCTTATCTATTTCCGCTGGAATAAAGTATCACTTTGTAATGTTTGGTGATGATATGGAGGGATGGAATGTTATTATGAAGTTAGAAGACTTACTTAAGTTAACTACTTACGAATTTTGGATCGGCGGGAAGAGCCTTTAGTGTCTGATCCTTGAACATCATAAACGGTACGTCTATGAGACAAAGCACTCATTCCAGCTTTATTAACAACACCAACAGTTTCTCCACCACTTTTTGAATTACCTGTAAACTTAGTTGTAATAGTTAAGCTTGCATCTTGCGTTGGAGCATCAGGGTCACTTCTACTAGCTTCTTTTTCAGTAGAAATTCTTATTCCATCTGCTGTTACAAAAATTTTATGATCTTCGTTAGCTCCTTTTGTTCTTGCCATTCCTATAATTGCCTGAGCAAAATGTTCTAGTATACCATTATGAGAAGCAACACCAACGGTTCTTGACCCATAATTAGTATGTGATATAGGCAGATCATCTATAGATACTCCGAGTTTACTAAACATAGTAGCAGCTAAAACTTCTGCTTCTTCCATATTACCACTTCTAATTTTTCTAGCACTAGCTTCATTCATTAAGAAATTTAAAGCTTTTTGAACACATTGAGTTGCATACTCTGGATTTTCTTCATACTTTGAAGGATTATCAATATCCTTTAGAATATCTCTAAGTCTTCCATACTCTACATCTGTATCATCTTCGGAAGTAAGTCTACTAAAAGTTTCTTCGTCGGTTGGAATTCCTAGTTCAGAACAAGCTTTTTTTAGCATCCCTGCAACCATTGTTAATTTTTGACCAGTAACTTCTTTACCTCCAATTGTTCTAGTTATTTTTTCGGCAGTGTCATTTCCTATCTCTACTAATCTAGCACTTCTTCTATTGGATTCTTTTAAAGCCTTTACGATTCTTCTATTTATGTCAGCTTCATTTGCGGTAGTACCTTCTGGGGTAAATAGCTTACCCAGCCTAGATCTTACAGACCCTAGACGATCTTCAAATTCTTTTTGTGTTAGAGGTACTGCATTTAATTTTTCTGTTACAAATTTATTGTATTCTTCCATAGCCAGTTTTGCTTCCGGGGAATCAAAACCTTTTTCTAAAGCAGTTATCATAAAATTTGTTTCTATAGTATGATGTTGAGATTTGATGGTAGCTAGTTTAGTATTTCCATCGGAATCTAAAGAGTTCTTTATAGAATCTTCCAGCATATAGATTTTAGTTTCTCCATTTGATTTAGCTTTATTAATCAAATAATCTAAATCAAAACCTCCTCTATCTTCTGGTATTAACCTTTTTAACTCTTCTACATCGTTTATATCAATTTCCTGCAATTTCATTCCTAGAAAGTCTGCTGCTTCCTTTGCCTTGTTTTCATCTGCATAAAAATATCTAATGTCCTGTCTTCTACCTCCACCTTTTACTTTACCTCCTACACCAACTGCATGGTCTGCATTTGCCAGTGCTTTATTAAAGTCTGCAGAGTAGAACATAACCATACCAGCTACTTTATTACATAATTTAACAAACAGATTTTTTGTTTCTTCTTTTTTTTCTTTCTCAGTTAATTTTTCAAGTTGTTTTAATTGGTCTTTATATTGATCTCCTAATATAGGAGTAAGCTCTGCTATTGCTTGAGAGATACCCTCAATATACTCAGCAGATCCTAAAGCTGCTTGTTGGTCTACGGCTAAGTTTGCTAACTCTCTAACATTTACAACAAGTGTTTTAACTCTTTCAGAAAATTCATTGTCTAATTGTTTTATTTTTTCTCCTAAGTTAGCACATCTTTGTGCAAGTATTTTTCTATAATTTTCGTCTTTACATTTTTCTAAATCATCTCTAGCATTATTTAACTGAACCCTTGCTACAGTTAATTGTTCTAATATATTACCGAAGACTCCTGAATAAGCATTTGAATATGTTTCTACATCTAGTGCTTTTAATTCTTGCTTTGAGTCTTTAAATTTTTCTATAGCAAGACCTTCAAAGACTGCTCTGGATATTCCAGCATAAGGTAAAGATATGGCTAGTGATTTATCCTCAGAATAAATTAATATTCTATATCTTCCATTTGTGGTAGGGCTTTTTACTATTTTGACGCTATCTTTATATTTTTGTCTATCACTAGCTGTCATTTTATCACTTGATAATAATTTTGATAAATGATCAAATACCTGACTGACCATTCTAGCTCGTTCTTCGTCACTAGCTTCTACATATGTTCCATCAGCGAGTCTTGTTCTTTGTACAGACGCATCCAATATTTTTCTTCTTAAAGAATATTGACCATCTCCAAGGAATCTTTCTATAAATTTTTCAATCCCATCTGACATTAACCTAATATAGGATTCATCTGTGTTAGTTAAAGCTTTATTTTTTCTTTCTTCCATAACTTTTTTAATTAATCTTTTCGCTCTAGCTAACAATCCTCCGTCTGAGTTATGAGCTTTTCCTAAATCATCTACTACCCTATTTGCCTCAGTAATAAATAAGCTAACTGGTTGTTGAATAGTAGGATCTATGGCAGCTTCTTGTTCTTCGGGTTTCTCTTGAGGTGTATCCCCACTCCCATCTCCTTCTGATTTCCATACCCACAAAGTTTTGTTGTTACCTAAATCAACTTTTTGTGGTTTATGGATATTAGGTCCGGGAACTACTTGATTAACAATTTCTGGATTTGCTAAAAGATAATTCTGAAGTTCAGCACTTTTATAGCTTTGTAAACCTTTTATGGTGAATGGAAGTTTATACGATTTTTGATCTGGTAGTTTTCCTTGTGCAGAGTAATTAAATACTGGGGGACCAGTGTTTTCTTTATTAGGATCCTCAGCCTCCAAAATGGTAGCTTCAAATATACGAAGGTTTCTTTTTGAGTGCTTGCTAAACCATTCCAGTATTTCAACAAAGTAAGACATACATTATTATAGCTATAAAAAAACAAGCCTACCTTAGATAGATAGGCTTGTTTAAGGTTAATTAGTTAGTATTAATCAGGTGCTGGGAAATATACCTGCAACGAGATCAACAGAAGTACTAGTTGTACTTGGGAACATATCGATTAGATCATATCTAAAGGATACCTCTAATGTGTGGAACTCGTTTTGGCTGTAATTAAATTCAGACATCTTAACTGCGAAGGGCCAAACACCGATAAAATCTACATAAGCTATTGGTGTCATTGATCCATCATATTGAATTAGTCTTGCTTTTTCAGCCTTGAACGACTTTCTGTCGCTGGTTCCGTTAGCAATAGGAGATTGATATCCAGTTAGTGGATCATAAGCACATGTTCTAAACCAAGCAAAAAGATTAGCTCCAGCTTGGCTTGTTAGTAAGTTATCAAATGTAACAACCAGTTCATCCATGTTAGACTTACCGGGATAGAAGAATCTATCGTTAAGTCTGTGGACTTCTATTGGCTCAACTTTTGGACCAGTAGCAGAAACCTTTTTAGCGGCTACGCTAAGTTGTTGTGCTTTGGTGCTTGGAGAAACACCGTCTGGAAACCAGAATTGAATTTCAAACTGATAAGTTCTGATCGAATCTAGGCTTGTTGACAACAGGGGTAATCTGTTCCCTGTTGTCTGATTTCTCTCAACTGCTAAACGCTTAGTGGATGTTGCCATATTTTATTAAGCTCCTATATTAGAGGTATTGTTAGTTAAATTAACCTCAAAGATTATATACTCAGCAGCCTCAACAGGTCTCAATATAATCTTGCACCATAACTCTCTTCTTGATACCCTTGTTGGAGTATTAATTGTTGAGTCACAGACAACTCTTGATTCAGCTATACCTCTTCTTCCTGCGATATCTCTGAGTAAAGATTCGACATTAGTCTTAACTGCATCCCATGTTATTGGATCGTTAGGCTCGAAAACGTAAGCTCTTGTGTTTCTAAGAAGATTCTTTCTGATATAAATCATAAGTCTTCTTACATTGATTCTGTCTGTAGCAGATGGTAATCTCTTACCAGTCTTTTGTCCGAATATTGTGATACCTTCTGGGAAGAACTTAACCATAGGATTAAGATTATTCTCGTAAAGGATATCTCTGTCACCTTGGCTGAGAACCAACTCAGTGTCGAGTGGCTTGGTGAGTCTACCTCTGTTGAATCCTGCTGGAGCAAACCATGGGTCACTGATTGAATCTGTGAAAGCCATAGCTCTTATTCCATATATTGCTGGATCCATCCAGACATCTCTTTGAGTGTAGGTATTGAAGATCTGAACGTGGGGCCAGTAGAGTGCGACATAAGAGCTATTTATAGCTGCTTTTCTATCGCCTACTGTTCCTTTACCATTCATCCAATCTACAGCTTTCTGAGCGGTAGTTATACCTAAGGGTGGTGCTGTTGCTGCAATGAAGTTCTGACTGGTCTCAGCTAGAGTTATCAGAGCATTTTGAACATTTGCAGTGAATACACCGGGAACCATTGCCATTGATATGTTAAGGTTATCATCATCAAGAGCATATATTCCTGTTTTCTCAGCGGCTGTTCCTATTAAAGTAGCAGCCAGTGATGACAGAGCATCGGAGGTATCGCCGTCTCCATTCATACCACCTGTAAGATTGTATGTTCCGGGCTTCAGTTTAGCAAATCTACCAAAGGTAGAAGATGTCTCCCAACTTGAAGGTCCATACCCAGAGTCAGAAATTCTTAATCCAGATGCTTCATTAAATGTATTGTTAAACAATTGTGATAATTTGTTAGCTGGGGATGTTAAAGGAACTAGTGTTGCTGATGCAGCTTGAGTACCTACAAAATCTCCTTTAATATAATCAGATCTTAATGGAGTATCGTTTTCCGAAGCTTTAATGACTTCTTCTATGAATGTATTATCCCCATAGAAACTTACTCTAAACGATTCGTTTGTATAACCTTTGTCATTAACATTAATATTGAACCAAGGTCCAAGAATATTGTCAACTGTAACACTCACTCCGGTAACTTCGCCAGTTCTTAGCGATCTACCTAAGTTATATCCGGGTCCTCCATAAAGAGCCTCAACTAAATAAGAAGCTTCTGATGTATAAAGTTCTAATCCATAACCAGAAGCTGCGCTAGTAATAGTAGCATCTGCGGATCCATTGATTCCTAGGGAAGAAGCATATAAAGAACTATACCCAGTAGTTATTTGGGTGCCATCAGAGGATACTCCAGCAGTAACCTCTAAAACATATTTTGGTCCAGCATAAGCACCATAAATATACAGGTCACCTTCAGAATCAATATCTGCTGCAACAAGGTCTCCCTTAGCAGTACCGTCACCAAATACAGCTTGAAGGGCTGCAATTGAAGTTGCATACTTTCCTCCATCTGATGAGGTTGCAGGAACTGTGTATAACTTGTTAAAAATTTCTTCAGTGTCCTCTTTTAATTTAACTAAAAAGTAAGTTGCTGTAGCAGTAGTACTTACTCCAAAATAGTTTTTCAGAGCAGTGTCAATTTTTACATAAGGACAAGTTGCGATTGGGATTGTGGCACTAGCTTCTATAGATCCACTAGCTGCTCTTACATAATAAATTCTATTTGTTGTCTCCAGAACTTCTAACGCAGCAAGGAGTCCTTGTCCGTAAAGGTTTTCATTGGGTTCACCGAAAGTTTTTACTAATTGCTCTGGAGTAGTAATTAGTGTAGCCTTGTTTTCAGGGCCTTTGTCAGCGAAACCTACGATACCAACAATTGAAGAGTCAATAGTGACAGGATAAACTGTTGCATCTACTTCTCTGTAAGCAATACCGGGGCTATTTAATACCATTTATTCACCTTATGCGTTAGTGAGCTTGATAAGTTTTCTCTTATTAAGAACTAGGATTTGCTCTGTTACTGCAGAATCCTCGACTACAATTTTCTGTTTTGGCTTGAGCCAAAACGATTGTTGGCCGTTTTCGGCCTTTAAATAAATCTCAAAACCTTGAGTGGTTTCGTTCTTAATAATCTTCATAACAAACTCCTATTTATATTTATCTATAATAACTTAATTTTTTACTAAAAATATGGTTATTTTATTAATTAGTAAGCCATGTCATAGACTGTAACTCTTCTGGAGTGACATACTGTTCGTGGCTGTGGTCTTCCGGGGCATAAGGTCCTTGTTGGGATGTCCCCCCAGCAGCCTGAGCTTCCGATTCAAATATGCTTGTTATTGCAGACTCTAATTGAGCGGCAGCGGTATCAGTTAATTTTCCACTAACCACTTCTAATTCAAAATTAAGCCTCTCTATTTTCCCGGTAGATGTGTAAAGAAAAGAAGGTGCTGGGATAGCTGTCTCAACCGTTAAATTTATAGACTTTTGCAGTACTCTATCTTCTTTATCGGATACTTTAACTTCTGAGTCATCCTCCTCACTTTCTATAAAAGCTTTTATAGAAAACGTTTTACCCACAGTTATGTTTAAATCTGGATTAAACATAGAAAAAATCATTTCTCTTATTTGATCCAAATCGTTTTTGTAGAAAGACCAAATATTTAAACTATAAGATATACTTATTGGTCTTGGAGGTAAGCTTATTATTCTTATTGCTCTTTGTATCTTTGGGTGCCAGTATTTCTGATCAATTAAAACCGGGGCATATCTTTGTTTCTTTTCAAATGTTGATGTAGAGTTTTCAGAAACTGTTATAACAGGAAGCACAACGTTAGCATCATTAAACAATACTGCGACTGCTCTCTCTGCATTTGCATGATAGCATTTAATGTTTATAGATCCGTTGTTACCATCAAAATAAGTTAAGTTAGAAAACTTGTTTATAAGAAATCTTAAGGTATCTTTGTACAAGAATTGAATATGCTTTTTGGGATCTTTATCAATCTTGTTAAAGATGTCCAAGGATATATCATTTCTAACTGTGCTTACGGCTCTCATAGATCTATTTTCCCTCCAAGATCATCAGGTCTATTAAGTTTCTTTTGATTTTGTACTTCCTCAGTATCTCTGAGAAGGTTGCAATAACACAGTAGATGATATACTCCGTATACTTCAAAAGAGTCTTCAGATACTTGATACACTTTGTATTTTATATCTTGAAATAAAGGAGCAATAATATCTCCAACAATTACTGATCTACCTAATTTTCTTTCTACATACATTTTGTTGAAAGTAAATATTTGATCGTTTTCTAAACTCAAACCAAATTGATTTAAATTTTGCTCGACAGCTTTTGGTTCATAATGAGCAAATACAGTCACTGGCTCTTTTGATATAGTTTTTGATCTAGACTCCATGTAGACATCGTCGAATTCGTTTGAAGGATAATATTTGTAAATATTAACCTTAGAACCAGATATCCTTATAGTCTCATCATCGATTAAGTTAAAAAAATCTATGTCAGGGTTATTTTGATCAAAGAAATTTAATATACTGTCAGAAGGATCTACTTCGACTATTGGAGATTTCTTTGGTGGATTTTTAACTGTGTATTTATCTTTCATTAGTAGACAGAGAAGAGTGGTGGCTCCTCAATCTCCATTAACAATTCTTTCATTAACAACTCTTTTTCTTTGGTGGCTTCTGAAATTAAATCTTTACCATCCAATGAAGCTCCTTTTCCGGGACCGGGTATTGATTGGAACTTTCCTCTAATTCTACCAAGCACATGTTTGGCACAAGCTAAGGCATATTTTTGTACCCAATTTCTAAACGCTGGGAGAATTGTGTTAGAGTCTAAAGCCCTATACTCAAGTATTACTGGAGTTGGTGTGCTAAATGGTTCTGGGTATAATTGTAGGTACTTACCATTAACTATATCAAAGCCACCGTCTCTAGATAAAACTTTCCTAATCATCTCCATGTATTGTTGAACAAGCAGATAATCACCTACGTTCATGTTTTGAAAGAACCTATTGTTCTGCCAAAAGCCTAAAAAGAAATCGAATTCTAAAGAACCTTTACTGAATTGAAAAGCTAACAGGTCTTTTTGATACACAACATAATTTAAATTATTAGCAATGAAAGCTGGCAACTCGTATAAACTAATTCCAGCAGATGCATCGAACACAGCATACTGCATTGCCCATTGAGGAGCGTGATAATCTAATTTAGTTACAGCTTCGTCAATACAGGTTTTTATTTGAAAAGGAGTTAATTCTACTCTAACAACAGGATGTCCGAGTTGAGCCATTACATAATCTTTTATTGTCTCATCAAATTTATTAAACTCAACGTCATCAATTATTAAATTTTTATTTAATGCGTCAACGTCAATATCAGATGACTCAACATAAGAGGTTAAATCATTTCCTTTATATGAACCGTAAGTAGAACCGTAGGTGCTTATTTTTGGTTTAGCTATCATGATTCATCCTTAATTTGTTTTTTATAATTCTTAGATGTATCATTTAATTTGGTTATGACTTGAGGGGTTGGAGGAATAACTTCTTTTGTTACACATTCAACTATGAAGTTATTGTTTATATAATTTTTGCTAGTAAACTCTTGATTTGGTTTAATTGATTTCATTACACCATCAACAGTTACTATCAAAGACATTGGACAAATACTCTTAAACTTAAACATATACCCTCTACATTATGTAGGGTCCATAAAATAAAAAAGCGGGGCTTTATGCCCCGCTTAATTATTTAGTTTACAAACTTATCATCTATAAACTGATGCTGTACCTATTCCAGTGTTTCGGAATATGTTAGGAGCCATGTAATTCTTGCCTGCGCCAATGAGTCTAATGACTCTGTAGAATCTGTTGGCTGGGGCAATTGCTGCCTTAGCATAACGGGTCATGATACCCTTTCTTGGTTGGAAGGTCTCAGGATCAGTTATGGTCTGGATTGGCATGAGTGGGATGTATGGGCAGTATACAAAACCAGCATCCATTGGGTTGGTTCCGTTGTAACCAACGATGATCTCGTCTTCTGGGAAGAGAGGATCAACGATTAAGGTGTACTTGCCAGCAAACTTACCACGGTACTCAATTCTGTTACCCATGTTGGTAGGACCATCTTCTCTAGCTAATCCACCCTCAAGCTTGGCGGCTGACTCTAGGAGTGAAGCAACCAGTGGTGAGGTGATTAGGACTGTACCGGGACCACGCATTGTGGTGCGGTAAATGTCTTGTGAAGCGTGGTTTATCAGAGCAAGTAAGTTGCTGTAGATATGACCAACGTGTTGAGGAGCAAAGCTAATTCCAGTGAATCCTGCAACTGGATTAGTTAAATCTAGTGCAAAGACGTTAGAACGAGCAGTGTCATTTGTTGGGATTGGGACACTTCCGGTTGTGTTAAACTCGTACTCAAATGCTCCGGGAGTAAATGAGGTGCTACCATCTGGTGAGGTTCCATAAGTATTTCCAAAGTTATTAGCATTGTTATTATCTAATCTCTTTGGAACCCATCCGTAAGTATTTGTTATGCTATCTTGAGCAAATCCGTAAGCTATACCACGGATGTCTTCGATTAACTCGCGGTCGATCTCAAGTGAGATTTCCTTGCTAAGAAGATCGGTAAGTTCACGCTCTAGATCTAAATTGTGATAAGCCTTGAGGTCTTGTGTGGCCTCGATGGTCCACAAAGCTCTCATCTTACGGGTCTTAGCTACTACAGCTTGGCTTTGAATGTTAAAGCTAATTTCTGGAATAGCTGATGCTCTGAGTTGCTCACCAGCAGAAACGTACCAAGCTTCAACGGTAGTCTCATTTGGGAAAGCAGCAATCTTACCACCATAGGTAGTAGTAGGTCCGCCTCTTGTGTTACTTAATACGTTTGAGGTATTAAATCCATTATCAGCAAGAACCTTTGATCCAGTGAGACCACTACCGTTGCCTGTGAATGGATCATTCCAAGCACCATCAGCAGAGGTTGATCCGATACCTGAAGCAGTTAAGCCCAAGTATGTCATTTGATACTTGGAGTAGACTTGTTGCTGATCATAGTTTCCAGCATTGTTCTTTCCTGCACGACTGTTACCAATGTAGAAGATCTGGCTGACAGGTCCTTCCATTGGTTGAGTTGATCCAATCATGTTGAAGATAAGATCAGGGAATACTCTACGAACGATTGGGAAGGCGAACTTTTGGAAGGTGCCTAACTTGCCAACGGTTGTAGCTCCGGGAGTAAGCTGCTCCTCGGTCAGTTTGCTAGCCTCGGTCAAAACGGCCTTGGCTTGGTTCTCTAAAAGTTGAGCGGTTACTTCAGCCATGTAGTCGGACTTGATTCCGTCTAGGGCCTTCTCCCACTTCTGTACGACGTTACTATCAATTTTTCTCATTGTAAAATTCTCCTAAATATCAATCTTTAATCATAAGATTCAGAGTCTCTTCGCTAAGGAAGGGGTTGTAGACACCTGATGCCTTATGAGTTTTTGCTTCAGTAAGTGTTTCTCTTTTCTTAAAGTTTTCTTCTGAAACGACTACTGCATCACCACTAACTTCCATTTTAGCTTTTTCTCTATTTTCCTTTATGCTAACCTGTAAGTTAGAAACTCTTGATTCAAGAAGACCAATTTTGTCCTTTTGAATCTTGATAACGTTTTTGAACTTGTTATTCTCTTCAAGTACTCTTGTCATTTCCTCTTTGAGAACACCAACATTCTTTTCTAAATTGGTCTGTTCTAATGCCATGAGGTTAACAGCGTTGACCTCATCATCAGGGGATAACTCAAGAGCCATTAGAGCTTTTATGTGCTCGTACATTGCAACGTTTCTTGCAGTGTCATTCTCTAATTCAAGCTCTCTTAAAGCTTGCTCTTTGAGTTTCTCAACTTGACCACGAATAAAAGAAGTAGTTCTGATTGTTAGATCTTGCTTAACCTTCTGAACTTCTTCGGTAATTTTCTCACTAACTAGATTGGCTATTTCAATAGCAACTGACTCGTCCAGATTTTCTGGGAGTAGTTTGGCAATCTCTTCCATTTTGTTTGTCTTCTTAGTCATAACTAATTCCTTATTTCTTGCCGCCTTTTTTATTAGCGGCTTTTCCGTAACCACAGGACTTCATCTCTTGGATAAATTTTCCTGCAAATTTTTCGTACATGTTGGAAGCATCATTTCGTCTTGCTCGGGCTTCGGCTCTTTCTCCAGCAGCGTCTTTACCCTCTCCACCTTTTGGACCGAATTTGCTCCCACGAATCTTATCTTTTATTTTTGCACGTTCAGAAGGAGACTTTTCTCCAAAAGTTCCTCTACCAGTTCCGACTCTAGAAGGATCTTTTTCTGCTCTAGCTAGAATCAAATTCATGGTATCCTTGTTTTTTCTTTTGGTTTCTACAAGAGCAGCTTCTTCTTTTGTTGCTTCATTAGCTGGAACGCAGTTAGGTACTTGTCTACCACCTTTCATCTTCATTCCAACTTGCTTGTAGTTCTTCCAGCAAGGATCTCCGGCTCTCTTATCTTTTACTTCATCAACGCGAAGCTCATCAAGTTTGTTGTCGATCTTGGCTTCTAGCATTGATAAGAATACATTGCGACCAACAACTTTCTTTATTGTACTTTCTACAATTTTTGAGTTGTAATTCTTGCTTTCAGCTAAGGTTGGGAATGCGCCACGGGTCGAAGGATCAGCGACGATATCAAATGTTAAGAGCTTGAAATCCTCATTAACAATCTTATGTCCTTTACCTTCGCTCAAGGTTCCCATACCACGGCTAGAAATACCAATCTTGATTCCGTCTCTAATAAGTGCCTCAACAACCTTTCCGGCTGGGGTAGAAAGAATCTCAGCTTCTCCGATAACATCCTTGCCCTCGAAACGAAGGCTGGTTATAATATGGGAAGCATTGGATAGCTTTACCATATCATAAGTAGGGTGATCTAGCTCACCTACACAACGACGCTCTTGGACAGCCTCTATGAGATTGTTAATTGCACTTTCTAATACTTTTTGAGGATAGATACGACCGTTGTTATTAGCTTCGTCGGCTCTTTGGAAAATTCCACGAACCTTCATGGGCTTTCCGGGTCCAGTAGACTCACTAATTACTTGTAAATTTTCTACTAGTCTAACGTCAGTTAATAACATAATTAATCTTCTTTCGTACCCTTCTTTTTGTTTTTCTTAAAGTAGCCTTTAAGACTTGTTGCAGTGGACTTTCCATGACGAACCATTGTTCTAGCGGCATATTTCTTTACGTCTCGGAAACTAGAAGGGATACTTCCGGGACTAAATCCTTTTGCAACTCTGCCACCACACTCCTGCTCTTTATCAGTTCCCCATTTTCTTTTTGTAATTACATACAGTCTATCAGAACCTTTTGTTGAAAAGATCTGACCGACGTATCCATTACATAAAGCGTCTTTTATACTTCCGTATAATTTAACTCTAGACTTTGTTGATATGCTGTGAGCTTTGCCCTTGCCAGAGAGCATCTTCTCTCTACCAGCCTTAGAACCTTTAGCTTTCTCGCTTCTTGATTCAGTTATGATTGAAAAGAGATCTAACATTATCTTTTCGATTTCTTATTTTTTCCAACTAACTTAACTCCAATTGAACCTACTTTAGTGGCTGCGGGAGTTAATGGCATATCCATTTCTTTTAACACTTGTTTTGCTTCACTTAGTAGAGAAGATAATCTATTAACCAGATCGTTTAATTTGTTTTCAACGGTGATTTTTTTGGTATTAGACTCTGGTTTCTTGGTTACTTTAACTCCAAGTGACTCTTGTAGGATATTATCAACATAGTTATCAGAGACATCAGTTTTGGTAATGTCCGGGACATAATCTGAAACTACTCCCTTATCCTTATTTTCTACAATTTTATTAGAAGTTCCTTCTAATTGTATAGAAGACTTTTTGGGATCCATGTTTTCAAGGATCCCCATGGCAATATCAACAACTGAGGTTTTTGGATATTTGGACATAACTTGTCTCAGTATTAATTAAGATCACTTCTTCTTAGGAAGTGGTTTCTTTTTTCCATAGCCTTCTTCAAGTTGTTCTGCTTCTTCAAGCATTTCTAAAACAACATCGAAGTGCTCATTCATGTTATTGAGAATAACTGAATCGTCTTCAACGGCTGATTCACATAGTGGGCAGCAGCCATCTTCAACAACTGACTCAATCATTACCTCTCCATCAAAGTCTTCGGACTCTTGGATTTGCTCAACTTGATCAACCAAATTGAGAAGGTTACTAAAGTGAGTGTCGATGTTTTCAAATATAACATCATCATTCTCTAGCTCTGACTCACAAAGGGGGCAAGCATCGTAACCTAGTTCGACAGATTCCTCTTGCTTCTCCTCGTCCTCCCCACCTTCTTCTTCCTCGTTATCACCATTCTCCTTTGGCTCTTCTTTCTTCTCATCGTCCTTCTTTTCAAAAGGATTAGACTCTTCATTAAGTTTTAACTTAATGTTAGCTTGATCCCAGTTAGCCTCTGTTAGAACGGTGTTAATAAAACTGTCAGTTTCGTCAAAACGCTTTTTTACCATAAAATCACCAATTAATAAATTATGTCCTATAAACTATTTATAATCAAACTCAAAAAATATAGATAAAATTTTAATAATTATTTAATTAAATTGGACCTACAAATACATTGTTAGCAAAAGGAGTAAGAGAATTTATATATAAAGGAGCACAAGGTGGGCTTTGTATCTGATGAGCGGATGTAACAAAAGCTGTATTTGCTGGACCTACAAAGACCCTTGCCTCAACTAAGGGGTTAGGAGGAATTAAGGAAATGTGTGTTATTGCAACCAAAATGTGTTCTGCTAGCTTTGCTGGCAACAACTCAGAAGTTACTGCGGCCAAAGATCCATTCACAAACACATTTAAGTTTGGGCTGGGGGGAACAAATGGTAAAGGCCCAACGTCTGTTATAACTGCATCTGTCTGTCTTAGCACATAACCCATTATCTATCTCCTGCTGTTATTATAGGTTCCCGAACTGTAACTTCTATATCTTCCGATTCCTCTGTAGATATGATTCCAGTTATAGTATCTTTATCTGTGGCAATAACATCTTTAATCGATATGTTATATAATTTTTTAACTAAATCTGTTATTAAGGTATAATCACCCCTAGTTACATACTCTCCCATTTCTGAGTATGTTAATCTGGAAAATATATCAAACCATTTTAATTCTTTTGGAGAATACTTTATAATTAAAGGTTGTATAATTTCTTTTATTATTTTAGCAACAATAGGTCTAGTTGAGGTTATTTGAGTTGGTTTATTTGAGTAACGGGTGTTGTCATAGTAATAAGTATTTGTATAAGAACTAGGATCATAAGAATAATAAAGTTTATCAGCGTACCCATAGTAATCTGGTGGTGGGCTGTCAGTTCTTTCTGTAGGTGCTTCTTTTAAAGATGTGTCTAACTCTTGGTTGTCTTTTACTTTTATAGTATTAATTAAAGTTATATTTCTACTAATTATATTATTATTAAAGTTTATAAATTCAGATTGACTATCAAATGGATTGTGTTCTGATCCACAACCGGGAACTAAAACAATAGCAAAAGGAATGTTTCTGGTTAATATAAATGAGCTATCGTGTGTCCCACTAATATAAAAATCAAAGTTTCTAAAAGTAATGTCCGACTTCTCCATTACAAAAGAACTAGAATCCTTTGCGTAAGTTAGTAAAGGATCTCTAAAGTCTAAATTGATTTTTGTTGTATTAAATCCATAATTAATAATTAGATCATTAATTCTAGATTCACTTGTTACAAGTTTATAATTTGCTTTTAATTTGTTAAGTAAAGTTTGGGATTCATTTGTTATTACTACTGAAGATAACACTAATTCAAAGAATAGTGTACCTTCCTCATGCATAGTAAAAGTATCAGTAAGTTCGTTATTACTGCTGACAGAGCTAACTGTTATTGAAATTGTATCAGGTTCCCCCGCTGTTCTTAATGCTAAATTTCTAATTGTAGATGGAGTTAATAGAGCTTTTACAGATTCATTAGGGGTAGGAACAGATAACTGAACATCGTCAATGTTAGTGGTTTCGATAAAGTATCCATCACCAACCCCTATCTCAACGAAATTATCCGTGGCATCTATGTCACTAAAACTGATACCAGCATCTTCTAAAAATATATCTAAATCTTGATTGTCTAACGTGGTTACTTCTATCCTAGAATTTATATCTGTATTTAATCTTTTTTGTCTTAGTAATTTAAACTTGTTATATCCATCATAATATCCCGGGTCAGCTAGTATCGCTCCATTTTCCACAAGGGATATTACTGCCCTGTCTTTTAGTGTTTGAGTTGCAGGTTGACTTATACTTATCAACTCATCGTTTTTTTGTTTAATTGATAAATCTGTATAAAAAGACGGATTAAATTCTTGTAACTTATTACTTATCAATAGGTTTTTTAATGTTATTAAAAAATCGTCTAAAGAAACTAAAGTTGATTGATTATCATGAATTGATTTAAAAGAATTTAAAAGTGTATTATTAATACTCAAAGCTAACTTATCTAAAGTTAAATCAAAGTAAATTTTTTCATGCCACTTATTCGATTGTTGATTTTGATTTTTCTTTAAAAAGTAACTAACTTCTTCAGGAATTCTGTCTTTGAAAATGTCTAATCTTATAGAGTTTGAAACTATCTTGGTCTGTGTTGTTGGTGGGTAATCAAAAAAATTATAAGTCTCATCGTATAATTTATCTAAGTTTATTTTTATTTCTATTCTTTTATCATCGTCAAAATACATTGTATTTTTTTGTTCATCATATTTAATAGGCTTTACTTCTCTTACAGAGTCTCCGACTATTCTTAAATTTTCTGCTCTAGGACTTGTGTTAGGGGGAGGATTTGGTAAAGATCTTCTAAAAAATTCTGATGACTGTGCGTCATAAGTATTTCTTGAAATTTCTGTGTATTGAGATTGAGGAAGATATCTAGGCTTTTGATTATTTGTTAATCCTCTTGAGGGAACTTCAAAAGATAAATCAGGATCACCAAATAAAAATGACTGAATACACTCAGCCTCTGATCTATACTGACAGGGTTCGTTAGTTAAACAGGGCTCACAACTTTTTATTCCATTATTAACTACACCCTTGTATCTTGTCGGAACTTCAGTAATTTTAGGATTTAAAGTTCTACCTCTAGTATCAACTGGAGTATTCTCCCCTAAAGTATTAGTAGTTTGATTAGTAACAACTACAGTTGATTCATTAGATCTTGGAAATAAAGCATTAGTAGTATTAATTTTAGGGGGTCTAGTTATGCCTGCACCAACAACATTTACTACTCCAGTTTGAGTTACTTGGGTTACTCCTCCCGGAAAAGTTCCTATTGTTCCTGTCTGAGTTGGACCAGTAGGTATTCCCGTAGATACTCCTGCAGGATTCGTAGGAGTTCCTGTAGACTGATTTGCAGGCTCGTTGGGAACCACAGGGACTGAAGGGACAGTTGTGCTTGGGGGTCTTGGTTTTACCGTTGTAGTAGGTATGTCCGGTGGCTCTTGAATCGTAGGAGGGAATATTCTAGGCTTAACTCTCGGCCTAGTTCCAACATATGGAGGCTCTATAGTAGGTATATTTATTACGCCCCTAGATGTTAATCTATAACTTAATGGTCTTAACCCACCACAGTTAAAATAATTTGATAATCTAGAAGGCATAACTTATTAATCTAATCTAGTGTCTTCGTTTGGAATGTCCTCAACGTTATCATCGAAAGCCATAAGAACTGCATGGTTTTTCATTTCAGGAGCATTCTCTCCTATTTGTTGTGGCTCTACTCCCTCATGATTCACTATTCCGGGAACCTCATGTATTGAATTTGCAAAGTTTTTAAATGTTTTTGTATTTTCTGAATCTAAATCAAAAGTAGCTGTAGATGGGTGACCAAAAACAGTGAACTCCACTGAGGGGTATATACATACTGGTAATGCAGTAGATGGATAATTAGTTGCATCAGCAGTAATATCATTGTTATCGTCAACTTCGCTCGCCACCTGTGTAGCCGCATTGTCCTTAAACACAGACTTTGTATTTATAGATTCTCCAAACTCACTAGCTATAATACTTGAATCAACAAAAGAATTAAATAGGAGAGCATGAGAGGCTACTGCGAACAAATTATAACCGCTGTTAGTATTAGCATATTGCGTATTAGTACCATTATAAGCTAAGTACTGCCTCTTCTCTCTTGTCCAAGGAGGATTAACTTTCCAAGTAGACCTAGTAGGTCCCATAGAGCAGAATATTGTAAACTCTATAAATGTTCTGTTACCAGAAGAAGTTAAAATATTATATCGTTTTCCTTTAGATACAGTAATTGCAGGCGATGCTTTATAGTCTGAGCCGTGTTCATGAAGGCTTGTGTCTTGTATAGGGAAACAATTCCAGTAGGAAGCAGCTACAGTTATTTCTTTTACCCAAGGTGTGTTCGTAACATCTAATCTAATAGTTTTTTGAACCCAGAAAGCAGTAGCTCTTCTATGTTCCCAAAAGTCAACATTTTGTACAGCATATTGGATATCATTAGAAGTTCTATTAGAAACACTTGGATTATATATAAAAGGCCCAAAGTCTAGTTCAGAATTTCTAGTTGATATAAAAGGTTGATAAATCTTCTGCTCATTTGGATTTCTGAAAGTATACCATGCGCTTATTCTGTCAGTAATACCGTAACCTACAGCGGGATATCTTTGAGTATTTGTGCCTAATTCTCTCTCATTTCTATTTTTTACAGCCCAGTTAGCTAAGTCCCAGTCTGGCAAATCTTTTAGTTGGTAGTCTGAACCGTAATTGTAGATACTTTTAAATGCAGATATTGTTTGTTCTTTATCAAGATTGTATTTTATTTTTATGGCTCTACATAAAGCACCTTCCACACCAAACCAAGCACCTCCTCTAATTAAACCTCTTGATACAATTTTACCTGCACCATGCCCGGTTTTTACTGAATTAACTCTTATCTTAGCTATTTCTGTATCGGTATATTGTTTAGCTCTAGCATAGGTTTCCTTTGCTTTATCGTACACCACTGCTTCAGATGCTACAGGATTAGCCAAGGAAATAGAGGGAACTGCAGCAGCTATACCAGCCCTTTCACCATAAGTTAGCTCGGCAGTTCTAAAGAATGGTCTTATATCAATAATGTCTTCTGGTTCAATTATTTGATTACCTTCTTCATTTAAATTATCCTTTTTTACTACTATGTAAGCAATAGGCAGTATTGACTGACCAACTAAGGCATAATGATTATTAGGCAACCAATCTGCTAATGCAGGAGCCATGTTCATTAAATCATCAGGAGAAGGGAATGATCCTCTAATACCTAGAGTTTTAAATCCTAAATTTTGGTTTAATTCGTCAGAGGGATTTCCAAGTATTTGATTTTCATAATCAGGAACAAAGAATTTGCTAGTAGGATTATTACCTTCTGCAAAATTTAGTGTAAGTCCTGCGCCTTTTACTATACCTAACTCAGCTTTATAAATTTTTCTAGGAATTTCTGATGACCAGCCTTGAGCAAGGTTAACTGCTGATGAATCAATTGGTTTAGAATAAATAAACAAGAGATCTATTCTTTGTGTAGCTTGTGCAGCAGGGCTAGCACCATTTGAACTATCAACAACAGATCCTAATTCATTGACATAACTATAATCATCTGATTGAAAATTTTGTACTTCTATGGAAAGAGTTTGTGGTACGTCAACTACCGCTGTTCTAGCTATCCCTCTCCATCTTTTAATTAGTTGAGTATCTGCCTTGAACAAATCAAAAAACCCTGAATCTGAGCTATCTCCAGATTTATATTGACCTACTCTAAGACTAGGTCCAGCAGAGGTTGCTTGATTAAATAGAAAATTTGTTACATGAGTTCCTCCCCATAAAAACTTTGGAAATGTAAATTCATCGTCTGTATCTAATCCAAAATTTGATTTTAAAGGATCAACACCATTAGTTGCTGTAGACGCAAGACCAGTAGTAGATAAATTTTTAAAAATAAACGATCCGAAGCTTTTTTCGGACAATCCATTCATTCCTAAAGCAGCAGTAGCAGTGTATTGTTGAAATCTAAAAAGAGTTGGTGATAGTAAAGTATTATTTATAGCAGCTATTTGCCATTCCTTGTACTTATCAATGTCAACCTCTCCAGTTCTTTGTATTATCTGTAGAGGATCAATACCATAGGCATCGTTTATCCTAGCCATGAATCTTCCCGGCTTTACAGAAACTATATTTGAATTGGTTCCTGAAACAAATGGTTGAAGTTCTGTAAATGTTTCTCTGGATGTCCCAGCACCTATATTGGCACCATCATCAGGTAATTCAATACTTATGTTCTCAACAGCATCCTTTATCCAAAGGATATTCTCTTCAAGTTGATTAATTGGAATATTGTCTACTTCATAATAATAAGGATCATTTGCCTTGTATTTACGGACAGGGTCTGTAAATTTATAATTTGTAGAACCACTTAAATTAAGACTAATAGTGACCATTAATTTTTCCTCTTAAGATCAAACACATTCACAGAATACAAACCATTACCTAATTGTTTAAATGAATCTGACGCAGATTCTCCACCCTCATATTCTTCATAAGGATGATATATATTAACTAGTTTAGCCAAACCAGATTTACCAACTGAACAATGTTTAGCGTTAGCGAAAGTATTTGCGGCAGATTCGTCTAGCATAGCTCTAACACTTTTAGAGTTAGACATAATCGAGGATCCATAATAATATCCTGATAAGAATAACCGTGGCGCGTTTCCTGTTAATAATGATTTGTGTATCGTACTAACACTACTAACAGCAGACATTGAGAATGGAGGTTGATAACCTTGAGAGTAAATTTGATTTAGCCAACCAGTATTGTAATATCCGTCTGTAGTGGTTTGAATACCACTAATTAAAAGTAAGAAATTAGCAGCAGGATCTACTGAGAAGTATAATCTAAATGGTCCTTGGTTAGCATGAGATGAAGTAAATAAACCTAAAGAAGATACTGAACTAGTCCATGCTCCGTAATAATCGAATATTGAGAGGCTGGACGTATCAGGTGTCCCTGTTGGTAACCCTGATAGAGGTCTTCCACTAAATTCTAATGATGTAGAATTAAAAGATGACAACCATACAGACAATGGCCCGTGATATCCGGCATTCTGAGGAAATAGCCCACTTACTGAGCAATAGCTTGCATTTAGTTTTGAATTATCACAAATGTTCCAAATAAACAAATAGGAACACAGCAGTGGATCTCCAGTAACATAATTATAGAAAGGACCAGAAGCATTCCACCATCCACAAGGGAAGTTAACATTTCTTACATTAACTATACTATCCTCAACCGCTCTTACACACATTCCACCCCTAGTAACAGAACTAAAATTATTAAAAGCAGTTGATTTATCTATTAAATATGAGTAATTAGTGAAGTTGTTATCTGCAAAACCTGTTGTAATCTGTTGATTAATATCTACATCATTTGGATTAGGGTAGAATTGTAGATGACCTCCCTTAATATAATCACCAGTATTCCCAATATCGTAATCTGGGATATCAGTTATTGCTTGCTGTCCTAAAGTAGTATTATTCCAACTTGATACATAATAACCTAAATCTTGTAAATTTATTACAGAAGATTTATTGGCGACTACACAAGCTCTGTTGGAATGCAACTCAACCATTGTGTGATTCAATGGATCATTTAAGTTAAATTCAGATATTTGTAGATTGTTATTAGATTCATCTAAATGAGGAGTAACGTTTAGTACAGAATTATTTTCTACTAAACAATCTACGTCGAATTGAGCTATTACTGTTGGTCCTTGAATATTTATTATTGAATTATCCCCAGCATAAGCTCCAGCAGAGTTTATTTTTGTTACTTGTGTTGAAGGTCCTTGAATTATGTTAGCATAATTTTTGCTACCCTTTAAAGTAAGTTTAGAATTATTAAGAACTGAAAGAGCTAAACCATATTTTGCATAAGGATCACCATCAACAGTTGCAACGCTTGCATCATTTCTTATAATTTTTGGATGTACTAATAAGCATTTAGAAGAGTTAAATATTTTTATTGAAGGTTGAGAGTGTTCTAAAATATCTTTACTAACGGCATGAGAATCTTCAAACCTATGACCTCCTATTTTAGTTGGCATAGATGAAACGATATTACACTCATAATTTGAATTATTTAATAATAAATGAGTTCCATTTTTGTTATAATGGAACTGAGTGGCCCCAGCATCAGTAAAATTCTTATTGTATATAAAGTTAGAGTTATTTAAATGAACTCCATTTCTTTGATTATACCTTACGATAAATTTGTCTGTGTTTACGACTGAGTTATCAGCAAGTAACCCTGTATGGTTACCTTCTAATATTAATCTTCCGTCCCATTCAAATTGTGAGTTGAATAACTTAATACCTGCATAATTATTAAAGTCAGCAATTAACTGAGTTGGTTTAGTCCCAGACACTCCTCCATAGAATTTAGAATTTTCTAAAATAATACCGTTTGCATTTTTATGGAAATTAATTGGATAATTCAGACCATATGCAAGTTGATTAGTTCCCGTTAATGAAGTTGAGTAAACAGGATCGTTTACTGCTAAGTTATATTCAAATGCGCTAGTGGAACTAAAATTAACTTCTGAATTAACTGCTAGAAGTCCTGCACCTAAATCTTGTTGATAAGTTTCTGTGTCTACAACTCTAGGAGTATTATAATTTCTGTATGCAGCAATGCCTCTTGTTAAAATAACTTTAGAATTATTGAAATAGAATCCTGCTTTTCTGTTTCTTATACTTACACAATTTTCTAATACAATTTTTTCTGAATTGTTTATTTCTACTCCAACGTCATTTCTAGTACTAGGGTAACGTGAACCATCAATAAAGAAATTTCTAATATATATTGGACCATCACAATTCGTTACTAAAAGTTTACTTAACTTATTACCGAAGTATAAACCAACATAAGGCTGTAATGTTCCGGGAAGAGTTCCGGGAGCTATAACAGTTTTTACTTGAGTTCCTAAAGTTTCATCTGTAGCACTTATATCATAAGTAGTTGGTAAATCTACTGAAGTAACCTCTGGGAAAGCAAGAAGTTCATAAGGAGATAATTGAAGAACATCATCTCCATATGCTGTTAAAGATGGGGAACTAACATGATAAGTAGGAACCGTATAAGAAGTACTTTGATTAGTGTCTGCTCTTAATGAAATTCCATAAAGATTATTATCTATTGAAGCTAAATGACCTACGCTAGAAAAAATATTTTTATTTAAAAATTCAGATTTTGTATTGGCGAAATGTTGTCTTATTCCCAAAGTCGTTGCAGAGAGATATCCTAATCTTTCGTACCCAGTAGTTTCCGTTGCAGCTACTTTATTAATTACAGTATTCCCAGTATAAGGCTCTAACTTTCCAAATACTTTGTTAGCAATCTCTAAAGAACCTCTAGCCCCACATTTTATATTTTTAAGATTTAATTCTCCTAAATCTTTCGTATTGCAAACTTCAATTATTACTGGGTAATTTAACACCTCAGGTAATGCTTCAATAGCATCTTGTAGTGTTTCAAAAATGTTCTTATTACAAAGGTAATCACCGGGGCTTCCGCCTGCTGACACGACTAAACCTACTCCCGGAAGACTTGATGTTGGGTGACCTAGCTTCTCCCAAAGGTAGTATGTTCTTTCTTCTAAATCATATATTGGAAGGTTGTCTTGCTCCCAATTGTAGAAAGAGCTTGTGTCGAACTTAGTAACTTTATCAGTCCAGCAATTGTATAGCTTTACTGATCCGCTAGCAGTGTAAAAGTCGTTATGAAGAAATACCATAGATTACCTTAAAAGTTTAGAGTCCATCTTAGGACTAAAGCAAAGTCTGAAGTTTTTCTTATTGGAGAAAAATATTTATATGCAACCAGTATGGGAGACGGAATAGGAGAGGTGTTTAGAGGATTTTTCATAAACAGCCCAACTTCATTTAAGTAAGTCGTAGCTGTTCTTAAATTATTACAAGAGTCCTTATCTATTGTTATTGTATATCTTACAGAGCTATCCCCAATCTTAGTTACATTGTGGGCAGGGATAGCTGCGTACCAAGATATATTTCCGTCAAACGTTCCCTTGATTTGGTTAGCAGACAAAGGAAACAGTTCTCCATCCTCGCCAGTGTATTCAAAAGCACTTGATAACGGGCCAGATAGCGAGTTAGTTGAGCTTACTTCTCTAGCCTCAGAACCAGAGACACCTATTTGAAATCTATCAATTTGATAATCTAAGATAGAGGTTGATCCAGATACTCCAAAGAAGGATGCTAAACCAACTCCCATACCAGAGACAATAACATTATGGTCATCGTAAATAAGCTCTTCAGTACCATCACCTAATAGTTTATGAATGGTAACGTGTCCGTTAATATTTAAGTAATCAAATATATTCATTTATAAAAACCTTATTGTCCATTGATAAACTAAGTACTGAACTAATGCCGAGCTTTCTAATAAGTTTTTCATTCCAGATAAACCAGCTACATCATTTAAATATAAAAGGTCTCTGGAGAATGTTTTCTTAGCAAAAAGACGATATTTTCTAATATTATTTAGAGGGTTAAAATTAAAAGGAGGTTTATGACCTTCTTTTAACATGGCTCTAATATCAAGGCACCAAAGACCTAATTGGTATACCCCACCATATAACAGTAATGAAGCTGCATCATTACCTGATAGATGCCAAGCAATATTAACATAACCTGTGGAGCTAAAATTAGGCGACAGGTTAATTAAAACTCCACTAGTAAATCTAAGCAGGGCTGTGTTTTGATTTCCTTGAGACCCATTCAGTGGTGCAAATGTTAAAAATCCTGATGAGTCCATTAAACCATATTTGTTATAATTACCACTTAAAGTGCCTGAGTAAATTAAGTTACTTTGATTAAAATTTGAATCATCATGACTAGGATTTACTACAATATACTTTACTCCTCCTGATGGAGGGAAACAACCTAAAGTTATATAATTTGAAGAATACTGTGATAATATCGCATGATTGGCACAGTGACCTATATCCAAACCAGAAAAAGATCCTAAGCCACTATAAAATGTTAGACAGCTTTCTGGTTCTAACCTAGT